AATATTATTATTATTACTGTTATTATTTCCCATAATAGAGGGTTTCTTTGCTAATTCAAGAAATACTTCTTCTCTCTTTTCTATGTTATTCATTATACATTTAAGAGTTTCATGAAATTCTTTTATTTGTTCTTGTTGATTTGTTATCATATTTTGCTGTGTTAATACTAATTCAGTAAGGGTTTCTACTTTGCTTTTATCTTCCTTTGAATTTTCTGTATTAGTATTTTCTGTATTAGTATTTTCTGTATTAGTATTTTCTGTATTAGTATTTTCTGTATTAGTATTTGTATTATTAGTATTTGTATTATTAGTATTTGTATTATTAGTATTTGTATTATTACATTTTTGTTTATGTCTCCACACACCATTTCTGCTCTTGTATTCTTTATTACATATATCGCAATTATACAATGATTTTTTTTGAATTAATAAATCATTTGATATCATTTTTTTATGTTTACGTATTAATATATGTTTTTCGTAGTCCTCTTTACTACTCGTATCATAGTGACAAAAATCACAAGAATAAATATTGGGATTTTTAGTGTCACCTAGCGTCACCATTTTATGTTTACGTGTCATTAAATGTTTATTATAATCTTTATTACTATACGTATTATAATCACAATATTTACAACTATATTCTTTGGGATTTTTTGGGATTTTTTTTGTCACCATTTTATATATATTTGGTGACAAAAAAATCCCTAAATATTTACGCAAATTAATTTTTTTTTACCGATTTTTTGTTACCATAATTTACACCTTAAATTTTCTACAGTTTTTTACATTTTAGAGCATTATGCTCACAAGTGCTCGAAAATCGCTATTTTTTATTCTTTTCTGGGATATGAAAAATGGACATGTCCCATTTTCTATTTCGAACCACTTTCGGGAATTTAGTTGTTACTGTACTTTTTTACCTGTATTTAAGAGAAGTATAATATTATGATAAATGGTAAGAAAGGAAAAAACAGCAAAAACACCAGTCACAAATATTTATCTTTAAGATTATCAAAAATAATATAAAATATTTAAAATAATCAGATATATAATATTTATAATAATGAACCGAGTAGAACAAATGAGAGAAATACAATCAAAAGCATTAGAATTATTTGAGAGAAAAAATAAAGACTATGGAGATGCATTTGCCAAATACGGAGTTATAGGTGTATTAATGCGTTTAGAAGATAAGATACAAAGAGCATTATCAATAACAAAAAATAAGGTAGTTTTAGTAGATGATGAAGGTATTAAAGATACATTATTAGACCTTCATAATTATGCTGCAATGGGATTAATGCTTCTAGAAGAAGAATAAGTTATTGAAATAATTAAATAACTTTAATCATTTTAATTCCATCATCCAAAATATCTTCAAATGTATCATCATCATTTTTCTTTTCCAAATATTTAAATTTATATATATTATTTAAGTATCGTTTAAAGTAGCGATTTTTTAATAATTGTTTCATAGTTACTTTATCTTCATTATTCCTATAATCGGCAAATAATTGATCCACATTTTCTTTCATCCATATTTTTTCTTCTTGTAAATAATGTTGTATAAAACGAAATCCGTGATTATAATAATAAGTTATTTTATCATCAACCGAGTTCAATATAATAAACTTTTTATCAAATCGTTTTGCATCACTAACAATACGTTTTATAATATCTTTTCCATGTAATTTTTTTGGTGGTGATAAATTACGGGTATCTACATTTGGATAAGGAGCTATTCCAATAACGTCTAATTTATAACCATTTTTATAATGATTAACTATTGCAAAACCTCTTATTTTAAAATCCACGAAACATAAATAGACGAAATCACTATCTTCAAAGCATTCTTGTAAAAATCCCTTTTCAATGACATCTTGAGTATAACTTTTATTATTTGTAATTATGTTTTTAATACTGGAAATGAATGTATTGTGTTTTTCTTTATAGTCTTGTTCCTTTAGACGAACAATATAAGTACTATTTTTTATTGAATTTTTATCCATTATAGTATTAAACTTGATAATTTATTATAACATGTAAATTCAATTTTAAATATTTTCAAAGATAATAAACATTATATTATTATTAATAAAATCTTAATATAATGGAAATAAATCGGGCGGGAAAACCAGATTTTGAAATTGAACATTTCTGGTTTTCTTTAAAAAAAAGCATGTATAATTTTTACCAGCAATTGCCAATATTTTTTCATAGACCTATAGATGCATGGTCTGATCATTTAAATGGATTACAAATCATAAAAAAATACAACGAAATAGAAGAAAAAATATTTCATTATATGTCTCTCTATGCAATAGATTTAATGCGCCTTCATGATACTTACAATGCATCTATTTTAATGACTAATATAAATCGTTGGAATAAATTATCAGAAAAATGGCAAATAAATAATAATAAAAATAGATATCATAATCTTATTTTTGCTCTTTTTGATATATATATATCATTAAATAAGACTCAATTAGAAGATAAAATAAGTAGTATTTTCTCTCAATTAGAATTATTTTTATTATATAAAGACTTTACATCATTAATAATACTAAGTGTAGAATCTAATAAATCTAATATTATAGATAAATTACTGAGTTATGACCGAAATATTCATTTACAAATAGAGAGAATATATCAAATGAAACAAAATCGCTTTAAAAATATAAGTGGTAAAAAAATCATTAAAATAATTCAATCTGCATCGTAAATTTTGTTATTATATTATCTAGTATTATAATAACAAAAATGTTTAATAATACAAAATCAAATTTATCAGAAAATAAGAAATTTAGTCGAATTATGAGAGATCCTAGACGTAATTTCACTTATCTAAATGTTGATAATGATGATGATGTTGTTGTTGTACCACCATTTCCTCCTAAACCTATACCACCATATGTTCCATCTTGGTCTTGGACACAAGTAGAAATTCCTGATACTAATGACTATGTTGCGGTTGCTAGTGATAATAGTGGACAACATTTATTAGTAGCTGCAGTCGGAGAGAGAATAAGATATTCAGATAATTCTGGTTCTACATGGTTTACTGATACAACTCCAGGGATTAATAAAAACTGGACAAATATTCACAGTAACTCAGATGGAAATATATTATTTGCTTGTACAAGTCAAAAAGGTATATATAAATCAACCGATGGAGTAAATTGGAGTATAACTAATGCTCCAAAAAATAATTTTGTTTGGAATGATGTAGTTTGTAATGAAAACGGTAGTTTAATAATAGCATGTATTCAAATTGAAGGAAAAATATATAATAGTATAGATGATGGATTTACATGGACTCCTTATACAACACCTGATGCTTCTTTTAATTGGCGAGGTCTTGCATCCAATGATACTGGGAATAATTTAGTAGGATGTGCTTCTAATGATTTTATTTATAAATCTACTAATGATGGAGTAGATTGGGTAAAAAAGGATAGATATGCAGAAGTTCAATATTCAGGAGTTAATTTAGATTTTCAACATATTACTGGTGCTATAGCAACTTTTGATCCTAAAGATTGGATAGATATTACTTCAAATTCTGTTGGAACTAAATTAGCAGCATGTGTTGCAGGAGGTTATATATATACATCAATTTCAGGAGAAACTTGGTATGAACATAGAAATTTAGGACCAAAGGATTGGCGTAGTATTACTTCAAATTCTGCTGGAGATAAATTAGCAGCATGTGTTAATGAAGGATATATTTATACATCAATTGATTCAGGATATTCATGGACTCAACAAACCATACCAGGTAATGAGGCATGGATAAGTATTGCATCTAATGGAGCAGGTGATCGTTTAATAATATGTAGCGCTGATCCTGATTCATCAGTATGGATAGGTGTATTTAGTTAATCTACTTCTTCAATTGTAGGTCCATCTTTATTTGTTGATGATGTTGACATATTATTAACATCATTAGCTTCATCATTAGCTTCATCATTCATATAATTAGATAACATCGGCATAATTATATCTTGAAGATCTTTTTGATATTGGTCCATTTCACCTTTTTCCACATTTTGATTTTCATCAAGCCATTGAATAGCTTCATCTAACTTATCATGTATCATTTTTTTATCACTAGAACTAATTACATTTTTTATTTTATCATCTTCAACTGTTTGTTTCATGCTATAAATATAGGATTCTAAATTATTTTTAGCAGCAATATTTTCTTTTAATTTATTATCTTCTTCACTAAATTGTTCGGCTTCTTTAACCATGCGTTCAATATCATCTTTTGATAAACGACCCTTATCATTGGTAATTGTAATCTTATTTGTTTTTCCAGTACTTTTTTCAATAGCAGAAACGTTAAGAATACCATTTGCATCAATATCAAATGTTACTTCAATCTGTGGAACTCCTCGTGGAGATGGTGTAATTCCACTTAATTCAAACTTACCAAGTATATTATTATCTTTTGTCATAGCTCGTTCTCCTTCAAAAATTTGAACTAATACACCTGGTTGATTATTAGCATATGTAGTAAATGTTTGTGAATGACGTGTTGGAATAGTTGTGTTTCGTTTAATAATAGATGTCATAATACCACCGGCAGTTTCTAGACCAAGACTTAATGGACAAACATCCAAAAGTAAAACATCTTCAACGGCTTCATCTTTTACACCATCTAAAATAGCTCCTTGAACTGCCGCACCATAGGCAACTGCTTCATCAGGATTAATAGATTTATTCAATTCTTTACCATTAAAAAAATCTTGTAATAGACGTTGAATTTTAGGTATACGACTAGAACCTCCAACTAGTACAATTTCATCAATCATAGATTTATCCATTTTAGCATCTTTCAATGCTCTTTCCACGGGTTCTAATGTGCTTCTAAATAGGTCAGCACATAAATCTTCAAAACGAGCACGATTAATAGTAGCATTAAAATCAATTCCATCATACAACGCTTCAATTTCAATAGATGCTTGAGTTGTGGAAGATAATGTTCGTTTTGCTCTTTCGCATGTTGTTCTTAATCGTCGCAAACTACGCTTATTTCCAGTTAAATCTTTTTTATGTTTACGTTTAAATTCGGCTGCAAAATGATTAACTAACCGATTATCAAAATCTTCTCCCCCGAGATGTGTATCACCGGCAGTAGATTTTACTTCAAAAATGCCATCATCTATGGTAAGAATGGAAACGTCAAAAGTTCCCAAAATATATGTATCAAGTTCTTTATCTTGATTTCTTATTTTTTCAAATAAGTTTAGACTATATCTTAATAAATTTTATTTTTAATTAATTCACACTTTTTAATCAATTCATTAGAATAAATAACCATGAAATCAGAATATTTATTTTCATTAACTAACTTTAATACAGCATCAACTTTAACATACCAAATACCATTTATTTTATTTTTTTTATGCCAACAATGATGATCTTTTATTTCTATTAGAGTATTTAATTGTGGTAAGAAAAAATCTACTATATATCTACGATTTTTATTATTAAAAACATAATTAATTTTGTGTCCATCTTCAACTATTATTTTATTTTTATTACAATAATTAATAAACTTTAGTTCTAATTTTGATTGATATGTTATTTTTTTATTAATAATATTTGTTGTATTTCTTATTTTAAATAAATTATTTGTAAAATTACAGTCTTTACATAATAGTTTAAATTTATTTTTCTGTATGTATAAATCTCTATTAATAAAAAATGCATCACAATTATCACATTTAAATTTTATATAATTAATTTTCTCAAAATTATTATTAATTGTATCATATAAATATGGATTAAATTTAGTTTGATTAAATATTTTGATATAAGGATAATATGTAAAATGGGTTAAATCACAAAATTTATTATTCTGAATAGACATTATTTTTGATTTAATATATGTAAATTCATCATATGTCATATGTTTTCTGAAATAATTATGTTGAAAATCAGTGTCCATACTTTGAAATTCATTTTCACTAATGCGAATCATTTCAATATTAGTAGGTTTTTGTTTTACAGACTTTACATAGTTTTTCGGTTTATTTAACATAAACATACTTTGATTTAATCGTTTAATAGGTTCATTATTCTTACAATTATTACAATTTATAATATTTTTATTTATTTTTCTTGTAATATTATTAAGATTTACATAATTTTCTTTATCACAATTTATACATAAATATTTAACTCTATAACTATTATTTCTATTAACTAATTTATCATCTATTTGTAATTTAAAAATAGGAATTTTTGTATTAGAATATTTACATGGTATTTTTTCACATGATATTTTATTATAGTTGATTTCATTTTCCGTTTTTTTATCAATAATACATGTAATATTATTAATTAAATTATCTATATTTTCCTGATTCATGGTACTATTTATTATAAAAAATAAATCTTTAAGCAGAATTAATTATAAAATTTATTTTTGGCACTCGTGGATATTTCATCATATTATAAAAATATAATTTAGATTACTTTATCTAGTCGTTGAACCTTCTTCCTTTTTCAAGGAAGCTTGGCTGCTGATTGTCTAATCCTTTAATTTTTCAAACCTTCGCATATATCTTTACAGATTCCGCTGTGGTATTAAAGGCTCTCAAGAGTTTCCAGCAATTCACCAAATTTTTTTTATTTGGAGGCAGAATTATTGACGTTTACCACCAATGTCATAGATAACAATGTTTCGTTCTTCATCTGATTTCTTATCTAAACCATAAGCGATTGCAGCAGCAGTAGGTTCATTAATAATACGCATAACATTTAATCCAGCAATTAAACCAGCATCTTTTGTTGCTTGACGTTGAGAATCATTAAAATAAGCCGGAACAGTAATTACAGCATTTGTTACTTTCTCTCCAAGATAGTTTTCAGCAATTTCTTTCATTTTTGTTAAAACCATAGAACTAACCTCTTCTGGGGAAAATGTTTTTTCTTCATTTTTATAATTGACGGAAATAGATGGTTTAGAATTTTTATCAATAACATTAAAAGACCAATATTTTATATCAGATTGAACGACGGGATCATCAAAATTGCGACCAATCAATCGTTTAGCATCAAAAATAGTATTACATGGATTTAGACTAACTTGGTTTTTCGCCGCATCTCCAATAAGTCGTTCGAAATCATTAAAAGCAACATAACTAGGAGTAGTTCGGTTACCTTGTTCATTTGCAATAATTTCTACTTTACCATTTTGGAAAATACCTACACAAGAATAAGTGGTTCCTAAATCAATACCAATTGTTCTCGTCATAATTAAAAAATAGTATTATTTTTATATTGGTTTAGAATAATATTATTAAAAATCTATTTGTTCAAGATCTTTAAATTGCCAATACTCGCTTTTACCATTGGGTATTGGTCTTCTAATAATAAATGGAATTTTTTTTGCTTTATATTCCATAATAGCAATAGTATATCCATCAATAACATTATTAGGTACATCAACAAATACTTGTGCACCAGTATTTATTTGTTTAGCTCTTATACCTAATATTTTTGCTTTTTCATAACATGTGACAAATGGAACAGTGTGATGAAGTTTATCAGTAATATATCCATCTTTATTTCTATTGATTTTTGCTAAACTTCTAATTTCATCATAGTTTAATGATGTATTTTCTGGATGAACTTGTGCAATAAAATCTCTCTTTATTTCTTCATTTATTTTTTTGAAA